TTTATGAAATTTTATTATTTTAATTTTATGAAATTTTATTATTGTAAATTTATTATATATTATTGGCGTTGTCTAATTAGTTATATTTACTATTTTATTACATTTTATTATTATTTTATCAATAACAATATTTTAAATAAAAAATAGTAATACAACTAATTGAACAACGCCAAGAATTTTATGAGAATAATTATTTATTGATTTTATATTTATGAATTATCATAATTTATTATTTTGTTAATTATGAAATTTTATTATTTTAATTTTATGAAATTTTATTATTTTAATTTTATGAAATTTTATTATTTTAATTTTATGAAATTTTATTATTTTAATTTTATGAAATCTTATTATTTTAATTTTATGAAATTTTATTATTTTAATTTTATGAAATTTTATTATTGTAAATTTATTATATATTATTGGCGTTGTCTAATTAGTTTTATTACTATTTATTATTATTTTATTACTTTTATTAATAACAATATTTCATTTTTATTTCTTTAATATCATCTTTAATAAAAACTAAAAATGATATTAAAGAAATAAAAATGAAATATAGAAAAAAATCTAAAATTTATAAAGATTAAAAAATCGTGTCATTTAAAATAGTCCCCGCTGTAATATTGTATAATTTATCATAAATAAAATATTTTATTATTTTATTCAAATAATAAAATTAAATAATTAAAATATATATAATACATTTGTATTAATTATATAAATATTTATATACTTATTGTTTTTCTTTTAGTATTTTTATTTCTCTTTCTAATTTTTGTATTCTATTTATTAGTTGTTGTTGTTGGTCTGGTCGTTGGTCTGGTCGTTGGTCTGGTTGTTGGCCTGGTCGTTGGCCTGGTTGTTGTTCTAATTTTTGAAGAATGTTATTTAGGTCAAGAATTGTTATATTATCCTGTTTCATTGCTTTCCATAAAGTTTTAATTTTGTCATATTCTTCTTTTCGTGTTTCTAACTTATAAACGCTTCGTAATGTAGCGGGGAATATTTCTTTTTCTAATTTCTCAACATTCTCAATAAATCCAGTTCTAATTTCTGTAAAAAAATTGCGTTGTTTTACATCTAATAAACATATAATATCAAATTTCTCAAATTCATTTTTGATTTTTACAATAGTGCTAATATTTTTATCTGGATAATTAGATTCATCGTCCATCATATTTATTGAATTAATAATAATATCTATGAGTTGCTCATCTTTAAATGCTTGCAATATTTCATTTATTATATTAATTTTTACTTTCATAAATCTTGTATTATTTGTATTAGATTCTTTCAGTTTATTTTTATTACTTAATAATAATGATAATAATAAATTTACATATAAATAAATACAAAACATAATATGAATACATGTTGCAAAACGTTTTTGTGCGGTTGTTTCATACAATTTAAAATTTTTTAAATTTCCTCCATTTTGTGCAGCAAAATTTTTTTTCAATAAATAATAATCTCCTTTAATACCAACATATTTCATTATATTATATTATAATTTTATAAAAATAATTTACTCATTCTCATTTTCACTATTATCATATTCACTGCTATTCTCATTATCATTATCACTATAATAATAATAATCATTCGCATTTTTTATCCATTCATTATAATTATATTCTATTTGTATATCTTCATCCTCATCATGATTTATTTTATTATAATTATATGATGAATATTGTTTTTTATTTTTTTCGGGTATTAATATACAACCGTCTGGCACTTTTTCTATTTTATGTAATGGAGTTTTTATAACAATTGGACGTGGATTTTTAATTCTATCTTTTATTATATCTGCTAATGATTTATATTTATTTTCATCTTCATCTTTATCTTCATCTGGTTTATATTCTATTTTTTTATTTTCTTCTTTTTGAACATTTATTTTTTGTTTATATATTTCTTCAAGAGATATATAATCATCATTTATTGTGACATTAATTTTTCTTTGATTTTCTGGATTTTCTGAATTTTCTTGTCTAAATGTTGGTGGAACATATTTATTTATATTTTTGCTTGTGTTTTCATCTTCATTAATTTTTGGCACATATTTTGTATCATATTTTTTGTGTTCGATTTTTTTAATTTCAATTTTCTTCCAACTATTGTCTTGTTTATATGAAAATTCACGGTCTGGCATAATAGAACTATTTATTGGTTGCACTAAATCAACAAAAATATTATACATTTTTTCGGCATTCTCAACACTTTTGAACATGATTTCGTGAATTTGATGAGCAATTGAAAGCATCGCAGCGGGGGTTATATCATTTTTATGTTCTTTGGGTATTTTAAGTTTTGTTAATATTTCTGTTTTTCTTGTTATGCTCATTATTATTTCTGGTGTATTTACTTTCTTTTTTTCTTCATTTAATTTACATATTTGTTTTTCAAGTTCTATAATAATATTTTGTGTTTTACTGTCATACAATGGTTGTTCTTTAGTTTGTTTAGCACATAGCATTGTTTTTGCAAGTTCAATATTAATATTTCCAATAAATGGTATATTAATGTATTTATCATTAATTTTTAGTGTTAAAATTTTTCTAATTTCAACTGGAAGTTTAATAATATCATTTGGTAGTTTGATTTTTTTATAATCTTCGCTTTTTATTATAAAAATAAGTTTTTCTGCAAGTTGATTATATAAAGGTTTTGTAAGAGCCATTCTTTTATTATATATTTAGTTATTTAAGCAAAATATATATAAATTCATTTTTTATATTAAATCATTAAAAATTGAAAATATAATTATATTGATTGATATTGATATTATTAATACATAATATAAATTAAATTATCTTTTATTGATGGCATCATTTTATAATTCTCAAAATATTCAACAAGATGAAGATTTTGAATATGATGAACGTGATGAGCGTGATTTACAAGACGCATTAGAATCACAAGATTTACATGATGCCCACGCACATAATGCACAAATACAAAATATGTATACACAATATGCTCAAGAAGACGTGCAAGTACATGATGTAAAAGCTCACGTTCAAGATCAAGTTCAAGCTCAAGCACAAGCTCAAGCTCAAGCACAAGCTCAAGCACATGATACATCCGCAAATGTTATAAAAAATTTTGCATGTGATTACTGTGGCAGCGAAGTTGCGACTCAAGAATTGCTTAATATACACATGTCAAAATTAGAAGAACACTGTTTAGCATTTAAGCAAATTGATTAAATAAAAAATATAATTAAATGATTAATTTTAATTTTCTTTATTTTTATAAAAATTATTTTCAATTATTATTTTAAAATCGTGTTCTGTTTTTTTTCCAGTAAATCTTACTATTTCATTTCCTTCTTTGATAAAAATAATTGTTGGCAGACTATTTACATCATACTCACTTGCTAATTCATCCATTTTATTTACATCAACTGATAAGAAAACTATATCGGGATAATTTAGAGATACTTTTTCAAAGATTGGTTTAAATTCATTACATGGCGCACACCACGAAGCTCCAAAATCAATAATAATATTATTAGTATCATTAATATACAAGTCCTGATTTTCGTGTGTTAAAATAATTGCCATTTATATAATTAAAATATCTATTAATTATACATTTTAAATTTCAATTTTTTTATAAAAATATATAATATAATGCGTAATTTAATTTATTTTGCTTTATTATTCTTTTTGATTGTGTTTTTTTTATGGTTAGCTTTTGTTCAAAATACTAAACCACGATTTAACCAATATACGGGCCAAGTATTAAATCAAACTTTTTATAATACTCCTGATATGTCATCCTCGGTATTAAATTTAAATCCTGATGATTGTGATGTTGGTAATTGTATAACCGGTTCATTAATTAGTAAAGATGTAAAATGTGATGTTTATTGTGCTCAAGATACTGATGAAGCCTCTCGCAATGAATGTTATAAATGGTGCAATAATGTTATAACTTAATATTTCAAAAAATTGAAAAAATAATGTATTTGTTTATTTTATGTCATTATTAAAATTAAAATTATCTTTATTCTATGGCTGCCGTAGATCATGAAGAACACGCAGAACATGAAGAACAAGAACCCATAAAACCTATACAACCTGAAATACATCCTGAAAACCCCGCACATGGTGGTATTAGTTATCTTGAAAGTATTCAACCACCTATCAATCATAGCGTACCTATTGGACCACTCGATCTAAATGCACTACCTAAGCTGCGTCCGGATGCAAAATCTGCCCCGCGCCCTCCAAATCCAGACGATACCAAATCCAAGCCAGTAATTTTTATTGATTGGGACGACACTGTGATACCAGCGTCTGCACTTGCAAACGAAACAACAAAAATGCCCAAAACATTGTCTCCGGAAGTTGTCGCACGAATGGTTGTATTACAAGACGCATTAATTATGTTGATTGTTGCTATTTCTGCAATTGCGGATATTTGCATCGTCACAAATGCGGAGTTGGGTTGGGTTGAAATTTCTTGTAAAAGATTTTTACCAAAATTGGCTAATTACTTAAAACACACCGCGATCCATTCCGCAAAACATCATCACGGCGCACAAGCACCAAATAATCCATTACAATGGAAATTTGATGCTTTCAAATATCTTATTCGAGTTGCACGACCTATGCCCACTCATGTTTTGTCAATTGGCGATTCAATCTGCGAACGTATTGCGTTGAACCGAGTTTGTGCAGAATTAAACATTTCATGTGCGACTATTAAAATGTTTGAATCTCCAAGTATTGAACAATTGAAAACTCAAATTTTATTCTTACTTGTCTCGCTTCAACGTATTATTAGTCTTCAAGGCGACTATGATATTGTAACTTGTCAGCAACCTGCGCTCCAGTGTTCTGCTAACCCTTGTGATGCGTTAAATGTTGAACTTGTTAATGTTGCAAATAAGATTGACCCAAACAATTGTGCAGCTATTCAAGTTGCTCAAGTCCCCCAAGCTGCTCATGATGTTCATAATGCTCAAGCTGCTCAAGATGTTCAAGTTCAAGTTATTCAAGCCTCTCACGCAACGTGATATATTTACTTTTACTTTTTCACGATGCTCACTAAATAAGTTTTCATTATATCTTTTGTCATGTCATAATTTTTTTATATTCTTACATAATTCATATTATAAAAAAATGAAAATTTTAATTATTTATCTTTCTTGTATTTTATTTAATCTTTCTCTTCGTCTTAATGGCATCTCAACGTTCGTCGTCAAGAAAACCAAAACCAAAACCAAACCCAAAGGCCCAACCGCAACCATTCGCGGGCCAAAAGCGCACAAACGTACATTTGAATGCACCAATACCAAGCGCAGAATCAAGCGCAGAATCAAGTGCAAAACGCACTAAAACAAGCCCCAAATGCGAGAATTCATACACCCAATTGCGATTGAATGTAAATCCGGTTCAAGACGCACACGCATCGCAAATTGTGTATAAGCCACAACCTGTGTGTGTGCCGGCGGATTTAACTCCACTGACTTCATCAATCGCACTAAATCGTGTGTTTTTTGGAATGTTCATTTTGGATTTCGCCGGATTAATTTTTCCGGAATACTACTTCAAAAGCATGAAAAAAAAATACATGCAGTTAAAATCTGAGTATGATGCATGCTTTGATCGCGAACGGCTCCAACAACTTGTGGCTGCTGCAGCACTCAATTCAATCAGTGAAAGATTCAAAATGTCAATGAAAGTGTACGCCCTCGCACTTAATCGCATTTTTGACGCGCTGAAAAAAGTTGGCATCATTTGTATTGTTAGCAACACGAATGTACAAGCGGTGACGGATTTATGCAAAACATATTTGCCAGAACTCAACTTGGATAATGTGATTATCGAACCAGCACGCGAACAGTTTGAACATCTCAACCCCACGAACCCTTTGATGTGGAAATATAATGCGATACGCGCTTTGCTTATACGATATCAATCTCCTCGAGAAATGATTATCTTTTGCAAAGACCATTTCGCATCTTTTTATGAAAGAACCTTGTCAAATTTTTCATTTCATCTCAAAGTTATCACTGTTCATGATAAATTTCAAATCCTTCCAATGCGCCAACAACTCGCATACATTGAAAATATAATTCCGGTGGTTAATGCGACCCCGGGCAATAATTGTTGGCGCATTGAAATAAACAAGGCGACAATCACGGATTCGGATGAATGTGATGCTGCAACTAAACCTGACATCAGCTCATTTACATTCGAATCAACCTCCAAAAGCGCCTTTTCTTTAGTGTCTAAATATTAGATACTTTAATATTGCAATATTATTTATTATTTTTTTATTAAATTATATTCTTGGTATTGTCTTAATTATTTTTAGTAAAATAATAAATTTACACAAAAAAATAAATTATGATATTTCAATTTCAAAATTAATAAAATAATAAATTATATTTATCGTGAAATTATAAATATAATATCAATAAATAATTATTCTTATAAAATTCATGGCGTTATTAAATGGTTGTATTACTATTTTTAATCATCGAATATATTTCAAATAAATATAAAAATAGTAATACAACCATTAATCAACGCCAATATAACAATATAATAATAAATTTACAATAATAAAATTTATTATTAGCACAATAATAATAAATTTAGTCTAATGAGAATTTATGAAATCACAAAAATAAAAATATAATATCATAATTAATAAAATAATAAATTTACAATAATAAAATTTCATAATTAGCAAAATAATAGTAAATCACACCTAATGAGAATTTATAAAATTTCATAATTAGCAAAATAATAGTAAATCACATCCTATGAAAATTTATAAAATTACAATAATAAATTTACAATAATAAAATTTCATAATTAGCAAAATAATAGTAAATCACGTCTATTAAGAATTCATAATAGCACAATAATAAATTATATCTAATAAAAATTCATAAACTCACAATTATAAATTGTAAATTATAAATTGTAAATTCTAAATTGTAAATTATAAATTGTAAATTCTAAATTATAAATTTTAAATTGTAAATTCTAAATTATAAATTATAAATTCTAAATTGTAAATTCTAAATTCTAAATTGTAAATTCTAAATTATAAATTGTAAATTATAAATTGTAAATTCTAAATTGTAAATTCTAAATTATAAATTCTAAATTGTAAATTATAAATTGTAAATTGTAAATTCTAAATTGTAAATTCTAAATTGTAAATTCTAAATTGTAAATTGTAAATTCTAAATTATAAATTCTAAATTCTAAATTTTAAATTGTAAATTCTAAATTGTAAATTCTAAATTCTAAATTGTAAATTCTAAATTGTAAATTCTAAATTATAAATTGTAAATTCTAAATTGTGAATTGTAAATTATAAATTGTGAATTGTAAATTATAAATTGTGAATTGTAAATTATAAATTATAAATTGTAAATTGTAAATTCTAAATTCTAAATTCTAAATTGTGCATGGCGTAGTCTAATTGGTTATTATTTATAATGATAAAATTAGTGATATAACCAATTAGACTGCGCCTTGATTT